TCTATTGTGTCTGGTGAGATAGAACTAATAGTTGGTTTAGTTTCTCCAACTATAATGCTATCACCAAGATTAACAGATGAACCGTTAATTGTAATAGATTGATTTGTTAATTTAGCATTAGTAACAGAACCATCTGCTATTCTTGCAATATCTAAAATTCCTGATGTAATATTATTAGCATTAATACTTGCAACATCAAATGTTCCATAAGTTACAATATCAACAATATCACCATTTGTTAATGCAGTAGCAAATACAACTGATGAACCAGATGTAACAGTAACATCTGTACCATTAACCATTTTTAATCCATTTAAATAGACATCAATAAATGAAGCATCATAAGCTAAAGTATTTCCATTATCATCTACACCAGATACTGTAGTTGGTGTTCCAGATATAGTATAAGTATATCTTTCTGATGTTCCATTAACAGAAGAACCTGCATTTTGCCATCCACTAGATCCATATACTTTCATTGTATTTGATGAAGTATCAAACCATAAATCTCCAATAGTAACTGTTGCACCAACAGGTTCAGTTGCACTTATGAAATAAGTATCAGCAAAATTATTAACATCAGTTAAATTAGAAGCTACTGTATTAACATTGGCAATAGATCCACCAACATTATTTACATTAGCAATATTTGTTGCAACAGTTCCAATATTATCAGATCCTGTTAAATCAGTTGCTACAGTTCCAATATCAGCTTGATCGTTTGCAACAGCAGTAACATCAGATGAAATACCTGCAACACTTGTAACATTAGCAGATATACCAGCTACTGTATTTATATTAGTTGCATTTCCTGCAACGCTAGTAATATTAGAATCATTGTTTGCAACAGTTGTAATATCTCCAGATATAGCAGCAACAGTTGATACTTCAGTTGCTATAGGAACTAATCTTACAAAAGTATAAGTATTTAATGTAGTAGTTGTTTCAACTAATAAACCATAAGCAGCATTAATTGGAGAACCAATAGAAGCTGGTATTCCAGTTATAGTAACTGTTGTTCCAGCTGTTGTTTCTGCATTTGTAGAAACTCCAGTTCCTGTATTATAAGTTAATCCACTAACATTCGTAAGAGAAACAATTGTTCCAGTTCCACCAGCAGGATCAGGGTTTGTAGTTGGGAAACTTGTATAATCATCAATAGGTACAAATCCTCCAACATCATCTACTAGATCAATAATTCTTTGAGATATAGCTGCTGTTGTTGCAATGTACGAATCACTATCTGACCAAGATTGTCCAGAATTAATAGTTTCAGAACTATCAACATTATAAAATCTATTATTGGCAGCAGCAGTTGTAAATATTGTATTATCATCTGGTGTACTTGCAGATTGTTCAGATGCAGTAATTAAAACAGCGTCTGAAATTTTATCTATTGTTACTGCATCATTATTAATTTTTGCAGTTGTTACATTGCTATCTACAATTTTTGCAGTTGTAATTTGATTATCTGCAATATGAACTGTGTCAATTGAACCATCAACTATATGTTCTGAATCTATACTATCATCTGCAATTTTAGATCCATCAATAGCATCAGCTGCTATCTTACCTGATGTAATATTTAAATCTGCAATCTTAGCAGTAGTAATATTAGCATCAGCAATTTTTGCTGTTGTAACATTTGAATCTAATATTTTTGGTGTAGTAACTGCATCATTAACAATTTTAGCATTTGTAACTGAATTTGTTTGTAAGTTAGATGCAGCAATAGCATTACTTGCCATTTTAGCATTAGTAACATTTGCGTCTGCAATTTTAACTGTAGTAACAGAACCATCTGCTAATGTAGCAGTAGCAATTACACCTGTTGGTAAAGAATTATTCGTTTTAGATAAAGCACCAATATAAACATTAGTGATTGCTTCATTAGATAATGAACCACTATCCCAAGTTACATTAACTGTAGTGTTTGTAGAAAAAGTTGAAGAACTAATTGTTCCATAAATTGTACCAGGTGTAGCAGCAATTAATTTAATTCTTCTGCCTTCATGGTAAATTGGAGTAACATCAATACCTGCAATTGTAAAAGAAGTAGCAGATGCGTAAGCTGCTGTATAAGCACCAGAACCATCACCATATTCAACCCATTGAGAATCATTAAACCATTCTCTAGTATTCTTCATCAATGCTCTAATTGCATTATTTAGATTAGAAGGTAACATTCCTTCTGCAACACTTATTCCATTTAGATCAATGTTGTTTGCTTGTGTTGTTGAATAATCTTTTATACCTGCCATTTAATCTCCTATAAACCAAGCGTATGCTTTATTATTCTCTTGGTTTTTTTCATTAATAAGTGCGTTAATTGCTTCTTCAATTTGTCTTTGAAAAAATTCTTGTGTTTCAAAACTATATCTTACATTATCTATATCAGTTCTATCTGTCATCTCAACCCTGATCTTGATGCTATTAAATCTACACCTTGAGCATCTTTCCAAACACCTCCGCTTGGAATTTTAACATTAATTTTTACATATCTTCCAGATTGTCTTACTGGATTAATACCTGTTGAATTCATACTTGATATAGTAGAAACTGTAGAGGTATCTGCAAGTCTATCTTTAGTAGAAACAGTAACTGTTGCTTCGGAATCTACGATAGGTCTTACACCTATTATAGACGATCTCAGTCCTGGAAACAACTCTAATTCTCTAGTTTCTATTTCTCCTTCATTAGCAGTTCCTGAAAAAATAGCAGCTTTATAATTACTATCTACAGCACCTAATAATAATTGTCCACCATTCCAAAAATCTGTATCTAATGCAATATTAATTTGATCTAAGTTTTGAGAAAGAAGATCCATTAATTCTACAGTATAAGCACCAACATATTGAGAGAATATTGTACTAGCATAAGCGTCTGAAGTTGACCATTTTTGTGTTGCATAATTATAGATTAAAACTTTATCACATATTCCTGTTGTATTAGCTGTATCACTTGAAGATGGATATAACCACATAGCTAATTGATTAAAAGGATCAACTGCTGCACATATTCTATCTGAGAAAGCTTTGTTTAAATCATTTTCAAAAAATCTATTTACTTTTTCTGCACCAATTGGAATAACGTTATCACCATTGATTTCAAAGAAACCATCATCAGCATAAAAGAATACTCTACGATTATCTTGACATACTGTTCTACCTAATACAGCTCCTCTATTTGGTGAAATTACTGAAAGTCTAAATACTGTTGCACCACCGACATAGTCCATTCTGATTATTTGGTTTTGTCTAAATACATATGCAATCTCACCTGATGTTATATGTACTATCTGTCCACCAGAGCCAGGTAAGTCTTGTAAGTCAGATTGTTTAGTGCCACTTTCCCAAGTAGAAATATCATTAATACCTGACCATTGAATTCTGTTAGCATTGTTTGTTAAATTTCCTGTAACTAAAAAATCTCTAACAACACCTGATACTTTAAAATTTGGAACAGTACCTGATGTTGCAATAGAAGATAAATCTGCAAAGTTAGTTGATGTACCCATTAAATAATATTGAGGTGCATCTACACCATTAGATGCTATTACATAATTACCAAATTGAGTAAATGTCCAATAATCATCATTAGCTCCAGTTAAACTAGATTTTCTTGAAGTAAAAGTTCCACCATCTAATTCATATAAGTCTGTATTAGTTGCAACAAAATTAAATACTGTATTAGAATTATCTCTAAAAGAACCAGCACCTCTACTATCTGTTGAAATAGTATTAGTTGAATAATTAACTAACGAAGGAAATCTTTTATAAGATGTTTGTGCAAAATAGACATTATTAGCAACCGTTGCACCAGGATTTAAATATTCTGGTTGGTCAGGCAACCACTCTCCAAAAGGTATTTGCATTAATATTCCTTAACCGTTATTGTTTGTAGCATAATAATTTTTATCATTAAATGCACCTGCTACTGTTACATCTGATCTTTGTTGTAAAGGAGCATTGCCATAAGCATCTTCTCTGTCATTTCTCTCAAGTCTTTCAAGAGCTGTTTGATACATTTTCTCCCATTGTCCAGCTTGATTAGGTTCAATACCACCTAAAAAATTAGAAGCATGATATAGTGATCCATATAAATAAATAGCTGGATGATTTACTAAAATATAATTTGAAGTATTTGAATCTGATAATGCAGGAAACTGTTTGTAATAATTTAAATAAAGAGTGTAATTACTATCAGGGATTGGAGCAAATCTAATATCATCTCCTAAGATTGTATATGAAGATGGTTGTCCAGAAGTTGATCCACCTTTTATCTGATCCATTTGAGCAGGAGTAATATAAGTTAAAGCATATTTAGTTCCACCATTTAAAATATACATATCTCTTACTTGTAAAAAATCAGATGGTAAAGTTGCTGTTTCTCCACTAAGAGTAATAGTTGTTTGATCTATCATTTTTCTAATTCTTAATTTAGAATTAAAATCTTTTTCTGCTAGAACAATAAAATCTTGTGCTATCTCAGTTGTTAAATCTGATCTGTTTAACCAATTTGCGATTGATGTTTTTAAATCTGAATAATTTTCTAATGCCATTATAATTTTCCTTCAGCAGTTTTAAAATATCTAAATTCGCTGCTATTTAATTTTTGTTTTAATATTTTTTTTTGAACTTCTGGTGGAAGTGCAAACCAATTACTATCACCATTATACTCATTTGCCCACACACTTAAAGCAATAGTTGGAATACTGGCTACTCTTTTCAAATCTCTTGATTTAGAATAGCCATCATTCA